ACTGGAGCTGTCGGTGCTGCTTGGTAGCTCGGCACCACGTAGCTGCTTGGAGCCACCGCTGCCGGAACTTGGCTCGTCTGTGGGATCGATTGGACGGTAGCGTCCTGCATAGCTCATCTCCTTTTGTAAAGCTTCTAAAGTTCGATACAGATATGGCGTTAAATCCAATCTTGGATCCGCAGCCATCGGAAGATCCGGTGCTTGCGGGTGAGGAGTCTGCATCATGCCCCCCACTAGTTTAGAAAATGCAGCGTATGCACCCTGCAATTCGTTCACCATCCTGAACGGAAAGCCGGATAGCATCTCCGCTCTTTCCTCATCTGTTTTAGATGGGAAAAGATATTTCAGTGCTTCAATGCTATCAACCCCTAACTCTTGAAGGTTTCTTACAACAATTGAGTTGTTAAGAATATCTTGCGTCGAGTCCTCGTAAACAGGGCCTAGCCAACGCCATAGAACTGTTATGTCTCCGTCTGGAATTAACCCCACCACATTAGGCGGAATCATCTGTGTTTCAATGCATGCCATCATGATTTGTTTGAGCTTTTGCTCATACATTTGCATGGCTTGCTTGTACATCTCCTGTTGTTCAGGAGGTGCGCTAGGTTCGAGTGCAATTGGCTTTTCGAGTTTTGCAGCTTGAGCTAGGGTTGTTTTAAAGATCTGTTCTTCTTGGTAAATAATTAATTCAAAACACCGACAAATACCATGTTCATAAATAGCATTTGCTTTTTTCTTGGTTGTTGCAGCAACACGACCGAACAGTGATTTGTATTCAGTTGCGGTGACGCCAGCAGAAATAGAAAGCTCGTCAACACCACCAAGTGCCGTACGAATCTCTTCTCGATACTGTCGACCAAATGCGTTTTGGTCTCCCGTGATTGCGTCGGGAACAATGTAACCAACACGATCGTTTGGCTCCAGGTTCGCAATAACGCGTGGCACTCTGATCTGAGCTTCCATGCCACGACTGACGGGATCAGCCTTGAACATGGATGCACTCATAGGTGATTGGCTAGCAAACCCTGAGTTAGCGGCAATCGAAGGACGCTGGATCGCCATGTCACCACCGGACTCCATCAGGTCGGTTTTGGGACGTGATGACAACAGCGTTGGGTTGCCAAAGAACGTGATGTTCTTACGCATCGTACGCATCAATTCATCGTGCGTACAAATGGCATTGGCTAGTGCATCAAAGTCACCATGTCCTTCTGCAGAGAAGCCCTGAGGATTGTTGGTGATTTCAACACATGGAATGAAGTTGAGTGTATTCGGGAACTTCTTGGTATCACCCGTTAAGGTGTACGTAGGCATGTCAAAGTTAAGTTCAGATTCAGAATGAGTCTCTTCAATTGAATCTGCTTTAATTGACAAACGAATGTATCTCTTTGCTCCAGGGCTGTAAGCGTTGTTAACGCCGGGGGTATTGGTAAGACTCTTCATCTGGATGTCACCAAAGCCATTCATGGCTTTGCGCACCTTATAGCTGTAGATGATTACAACTTCGTCCAGTTCGCCATCAACGTTGTAATAGGAACGATATTCGTGTTTACGGAAATAATACAGACGGTAATTGTTTTTAGTAGGACGGATGTAAAAAAGTCCTTGGCCATCACAGATGAAATACTCCCAAATGGAATCAAGTCTCGTATCAAGCTTGTTGTATTTGCAAACACGATCAAGGAAGTCTTTACGTTGTGAACCGAAGTTATCTTGGGATGGGAAGAATTCAACTCCTTGGCGAATACCAAAGAGTTTCATCTGTGCAATATGGGACGCGACAATGCCTGTGTCAACGACAACGCCACTATCTCGATCAAGATAAGCGTTGACAATTTCTTGAAGTCTGGCTTTAGCGTCCGCCATTATTTACTTTGGTTATTGAGTAATACTAGCAGGTTTTAAGAAACCGTCATATTCGAAAAACCTGCGGGTAAAGTGCCGCGATAAAACGTTGCGTTTGCTGCGTTTGCACCGTTGGGTAGATAGCTCATCGCCGCACCATTCCCTGGGGCACTTGGGTCATAACGCCCACCCATCTGCGCCATAGCGCCGTAAAGATTGCTGGAACCAAACGGACTACCTGCCATTGGAAGCTGAGGGAATCCTGGGGCTCCTGGCATTGGCTGCGGTTGCCCTGGGCCATAGACGTCATCAATGTTCTTGCGATTCTCACCGGGAAGAATAGGCTTGTCTTTATTCTTTGCACCCGGAATTTGAAAACGAGGATCAAACGGACTTGCGGCCATTGCTCCTGAATTGCCTAAACCTGTGCCGTAAAAACCACCGGGCTGCGTGAAATAATTTTGCACTCTAAATACTTCCGCTATTGGAACTATTCTACTCTTCTATAACTTCGTAGCCAGCGGCATCATTGACTTTGGTGATGATAATGCCAGTGCCACGTACATCCCAATTAAGGACGTCGCCTTCTTGCCAGCCAAGCTCTTCGACTACTTCGTCGGGAAACGTGATGTACTGGTCTCCGTTCTCATCCTCTTGGACTTCGAGAATGTAACTCATTTTGATTCGAGCAATTTCTCCATTAGCTTATCAAGCTTATTGTTGATTTGATTGAAGTTGTCGTGCATTTGCTGGATTTCTCTTAGGAAGTCTACCTTAAGAACGTAATCTAAAGGCATGCGTTTTAAGTCGTCTTCCAAAACGTCAATCCTTCGTTTCTGCGAGCCGATGTAATTGAAAGCTTGTTGGATTTGGTCGTTTTGTCTTCCAAGGATTTTACCTGCAACCCAACTGCCACCGGTAATAGCGGATACAACGGCCGTTAAACCGATAGCAATGTATTCAGGCCCCACGACCAAATTCGCTTTTTTCTAATTCTAAGGTTCAGTAATCGACGTGGAGTTTTCCTTTGCGCATTAATCCGTTAATCATCCAGACTAAAGCATCAACGCAGTCATCATGACTGCTGACACCAAAGTTTGTCAGCTCTTCAAACATCGCGGTGAAGTTGCGGTAGCGATTGAAGATCAGTTTGCGATCCTCAAACAAACCCATACAGCCACGGAAGCGTGCCAATTTATCGGCGCGGAATCCTTTGACGGGATGCCAATTCAAGTTGTAAAGGCTTTCATTGGTTAAACACACGCGTTTAAAATCGGCCTCCAAAGAAGCCTGGTATTGTACCGCTTCTGAATAAATGTCGCACGTTGAATATGTTGGGTAGTAATTGCCATTCTCATCTTGTCCAAGGATATTCCAATCATTGAGGAGTTCTTTGAGAGCATCAAGTTTCTCAAGGTTTCCCATAACACGTAATCGACGATAGTCGATGACATGAATGCGATCTCCAATGCGACCACCCAATACCATGACGGTGTAGTCATTCTTCTCTTTGGTGCCCGCAGATAAGTCAACACCTACAGCAAGACAATCAAATTCAGTTGCAATCTCCGCTTTAACAATCAGTTCTGGTGCCAGAGATAATTCATTCTGCCTGACGACTTGATTCATGTACTGGAACGAGAAGGCAATTGGTGCTTGTCGTTTCTTTTCTTTTAAGTAGTCAAGTGACCACATGTCTGGCCAATATGAAACCTCTTCTCCCGTTTTAGGATCAGTAAGGATGGCAGATAACACAATCTGAAGCCAGTTGTTTTGTGTGTTAAATGTCGTTGCATGGATGTCATCATGTCTGAAGCGAGTACCAAGGCAGATAGCCCTGGCTCCTTCAAACATGGTGGGTGCAATCACAGCATTCCAGTTATCCTGCATCTGTTTACGAATGTCAGGGTTGGAGATGTCTGCGGCAGATTTAATGGCGTCATCAATGATCACCAGGTGTGAACGCTTGGAGGTCACCGAGCCTTTGAGACCTGCGGCACAGAGTGTAAATTGTTCCTCACCCGTGGTATCAATGCCAGCAAACTTGTGATCGATTGACCAGTACTCATTACTGGTTACGTTCTTGAGAAGACGTACGGTTGGAAAGACTTCTTGGTACCGCTTGCTTTCAATGATGCGTTTAATGGTCGCCGACTTAGAACGTGCAATGTCAACCGTATAGGAGAGATAAAGAATTTGTAGTGGCTTCTTGGCTTGTGTATGAAGACCAATAGCCCATGCCGTGAACAAACCTAAGATTGTGGACTTAGCAGATCCACGTGGTGCCAGAAGATCAACATTGGGTCCTGCAATTTTTAAAAGACACGCACTATCTTCGCCTGTAACAAAATGACGATGCCATTCTTTATGATGCTGTGCAGGAGGTTTATCGGCTACGTAATCACAAAAGTATCCAAAGTCTTCTCTTGCTTTCTTTAGAGACTCAAGATTACGTGGTACACGAATTTGTTGCCTACGTGCAGCAGCTTGCGCGTTACGTCGATATGCAAGATGTTGATATGCAGGCACAATAAGTAATCAGCTAGTAACTGAATACTACTTCATTCGTTGACGTTTTTGTTTTTCCTCTTCTGTGCTTGGTACTGGCGTGCCTTTTCCAAAGCTGCTTGGTGCTTGTCTTTGTCCGACATTGGGCTGTTGTCCTGGTTGCGTGCTTCCCGTTCTTTGAGGTGCGCCAGGATTTGGGGAAGCTGTTGGCGGTTGGTTTCCATTCTGTTCATTACGTGTTTCTGCAACAGCGCTCAATACTCTTGCGCCTTCGGCTGCAGGACTTTTAGCTTCACCACCAATGGGTGCTCCTTGTAATTCACGACGTCCACCAAACCGATTTCGATTCTCCTGCAATCTTTGCACAGCAGCACCAAGGCTACCAGCAAGCATTGCGTCGTTCCCTTGGTCGGTAGTTGGTTGTGGTGAATTCATCATATGTGTATTTTAACTTAACTGTCTTCGTACTGCATTTTGGCCCAAATACTCATGGACGCTTCTTCCAAGGGGATTTCAATTGGGTCATCTTTGAAGATAATTTGTAATTCACGTAGAGCACGATCTGCACCAGCCATTAGCAATCCTTTGCGATCACGGCTAGATGTGAATAGTTCAATCTGCGCAATAGTGCCACGTAATTCTTTTTGCATGCCAGCAATACGTGCCACGCCAGCATCACGTTTGACAACACCGTTATCAACGTCTTCTCGTAACTTACGGATATCTTCCTGCATCTCCTCAATTTCATAGAGGAGTTTCTTGCGATGATCCGGCTTTTTGTAATGGGATTTAACCCATAAATCACACGCAGAAATACTACCTCCATAGCCAAGGAATCTGGCATAGAGATAGCATTCAATCACCGAGAAAGTTTCCTCGGCAAAACTACAAAACGCATCTTGATCTGAAGACGTTAAGTTGTCGACCCATTGGTCAAACAACTCAATATCGATAGCCTCGTTGCGCCTGGTTGTAGTCTCTGGCTTCTTCTGTATCTTTGAATTGCTGGCCTTGCTCTGCGGAAGTGCGTTGTTCAGACGCACCTTTGCCGATGGTTTCGCGTTCTTGGGTTCCAGCATCTTCTAATTTTTTCTTGGAAAAACTATAAGCCACTTCAGCGGCCTGTCGATATTTGTCAATATCAAACGGGTCGTCCTCAGTTGTTTTATTAACTTGGCCGGGAGGCAACGTTGTCATGGCTTATAACTGCCTCAAGATTAGAAATTAGACATCATGCTAGCGAGACCCTGTTGGAAAATGTCACGACGACCTTCAACAGACTTCTGACGTTGCTGGCGACCTTTAGATGCTTCAAGGCGGTTAAGAAGAGCCTCAAAATTATTAAGGTCAAAATTAGTGGCGGTATCAGTACCGGTATTTGTAAGAGCGTTCATTTTACTCTTTCTTTAATAAAGGTTTAAAATCAGAAGTTGGACATCATGCTGGCAAGACCTTGTTGGAAGATGTCACGACGACCTTCAACAGACTTCTGACGCTGTTGGCGACCTTTAGATGCTTCGAGACGCTGAAGGAGTTGTTCGAAGTTGTTAAGGTCAAAATTAGTAGCAGAATCGCTACCGGTATCAGTGAGAGCGTTAGTCATTTGTTATTAACCAATTGTAGGTCTCTAAGTATTATAAACAGACTTAACCAAAGGCAATACCAAGTAAGTTGTACATCTTCTGATTAGCATCCATCCTGGCGATGTCTTTATCCGCTTCCGTACGAAGGCCCATGGTTTTGTAATCCCACTCGCCTTTCTTCTCTACGTTCTTAAGTGAGTAGCTACCTTCAATATCGGCCACGTCTTTCAAGCCAGCGTTAATGATCTCCTGAAGCCTAGCTTTTTTATCCCCTTCGATTGTGGCAACTGCAGTGCGCCAGCGCTCTTCGGAATCTGTGGCATACTTGGTTCCTTCAAGAGTACGGTCGTAGCCGTAATTGGATGCATCTCTTTGAATCTTTGCAATTTCTTCGGCAGATTTTGCGCGAATACGATCGCTTTCTAATCCAAAACCTCCTTGAAGATCAGCCTTTTCAAGTTCTGTTTTAGAAATTTGTTCCCAGGCAAATAAGCCGCCTCCGTTTGCCTCATCGTTATTAGTAACGCCCCCTGCTTCCGCTTCTCCAGTTCCACTTGTTACTTGGTTCAGCGTGTCTTTATTTGTTTGATAGTATTGCTTACCGCTGTCAGCTAACTTGATGCCTTTGTCTTCAAGTTTATCTTTTAGATCCGCCAAGGATCTACCACTACCCGTTGCAATAGCTTCAAGCTCTTTGGCGCCAGCTTTATTGCCTTTTACTTCGTATTTAACACCACCAACCATAATTGTTGTGGTGTTTGATTTATTGTTAGCTTTTGGTTTGTCCTCTTCTTTTTGATTTTGTTTAGTTGACGGAACAATAGGCTGAAGAATAGGTTTAACAATAGGTTGGATTGTAGGTTTATTTTGCGCAGGCTTATTAGGCTTGTTATCCTCCTTCTTAGGTTGGATATTAGGTTTGTTTTCAGCAGGCTTGTTAGGCTTGCTCTCCTCTTTCTTAGGTTGGATGTTGGGTTTATTTTTTGACATGAGTTATCTCCTATGCGCTAGGTAAGTACTTGCTTTGGAATGTACTTGTTGCAGCATTCCCATATCTACCTGTTAGTTTACCAGTACTGTCTCTTTCAGGTGTACCAAAAATATCAGCAAGTAGCTGTTGGTTCGGCGTCATTACTTTGCCGCTGGCAATCATGTCAGCCTTGAGTAAGTTCTCAAAAGCTGCACCGCTTCGAATATTTTCTGCTCTAGCTCGATCAGCAAAACGATCGTAGTCTTCAGGACTGTATCCAATGCCCTGTTGCCGATATAAATTACTAGCAATATCTTGGAAGTTATCTCGGTAGTAATCAATAGGTTTGTTATAGCTTTTTGCTAAACGCTTTTGAATAAACTCAGGATTACTAAATGCACCTTCTTGGGCTTCAAGATAAGCTTCGAATGCACCACGATCACCTGCATCTCTTAAACTCTGTGCTTCACGCAGGATCCTACGTTTTTTAAGAGGAGTAGCACGTACTTGATCAAGGGCGTAATCTTGAAGCTCTTCTTCCCTTGGTGTCAAGCCGTATTCAAGAGGCTCACCGCCGCCGCCAAATAACCCGCCAAGGCCACCAAGTAGGCCACCTGCAGCCGCACCCCAGGGGCCAAGCGACATGCCTGCTAACGCACCACTAGAGGCACCACTTAACCCACCCTGCCAAGACATAATGAACTACGCTCTCTTTCTTATTATTTTAAAGTGTTAACACTTAGGCGAGGAAACCGGCAAGCTGTCCGTACTGACCAATTGACGCAGGTGTGAGTCCACGTGCTCTGTATTCTTGTCGAAGATTTGGATCATTGGCACGAAGCTTGGCAATAGTGCGAGGAACTCTAAGTCGATTTGTAATATCTAAATTGTTTTCATATAAAGCAGATCCCCAGTCGGCATCCCGTTTGTCTGCCATGAAGTCAAGATAATCTTGACCTGCCTGTGTTCCTTGTGCATTGCCAAGTTGATTAAGGAGTGTATTGGCAATGCCACCAACAGCTTGCATGCCACCCCAAGAACCTAATCCACCTGCGCCAGGTGCGCTGCCAAACGCGGCTTGTCCTGCTGCGGACCCATCAATACTGGGGAATGAACCAAATGTACCCGCTGGTATATCAGCATTAAAAGCTGGAAGATTAAGTTGATCGGGTTTTGGGAAAGAATATTTTCCAGCTAGATCAAAATTACCAAACGTACCGGCTGGAATATTGGTGTGCCAATAAGACATTTTATTTTTCCTTAGACGTTAAAATTAATTCTACTGCTAAAGGGTTTGGAAGCCGTATTGCTATTTTGCATGGCTTGAATAACTGGATTAATAAAGTCAAACTTACGCGCCATTGCTTCACCATATCGGTCAGGCATCTTCAGTACATTGGCAAAGATGTGACCCTTCATCGCACGTTCAGATGCTTTATCAGCCAGTTGATTCATAGGATCAACATAGGCTTGTGCTTGTAATGCAATAACACGTGGATCATTGGCAAGCATTGTTTGTACTTGTTGATCCTTGATTAATTTAGAAAATACAGAGGTTGGATCTTTAGGATCAAACGAGTCACCTCCACCGTACTGCGTTTGGTACTCCTTAACAATATCTGCATAGCTACCAGCAAGATTTGGATTGCCTGTTGCTTCTCCTGAAGTAGAACGCCAATCACCATAAGGCTGGTTCATGAAACCACCTTGGCCTCCTCCACCAAATAACCCACCAAAAAATCCTGCCATTGTTCGTACCTATCAGAAACTAATATTGGGGGCTTGAAGGACTGCGTTGGCGTATGGTGCAGCAGTCATCATTTGACGCAAGTTGGCACCAGCATTGGCCTGTGCTCCAAGAGCAAGCTTGCCTGTTGTTGCCATGCTACCGAGCATCGCAAAGTTTGCTCCCATGCTGTTCATAATTTGCTGCTGGCGCACAACATCATTATTGCGTTGTTGCTCCAACATCGGGAACATCGCCTGCATGTGAGTGCGTTCTTGTTCCAAAGCATGGGCCAACATGTCTTTAGCGCCAGAGTTAGCTGCATTCATCAATGCAACATTGCCTTCAAGGCCTACTTTCTGGAGTTGTTCAATGCGACCTAATTGAGTAGACAGTGCATTAGGATCGCCTTCACCGGTTTCCCGTTGACGTTGTTTTTGTACTGTCTTACCAACTAACTCTTGCGCACCGATGCCAAGTAATGGAGCTGCTAACTGAAGAGCGGCGCCTTTGCCACCACCTAAAGCACGTCCTGCCGCACGTGTTAAATAAGTAGCACCTAAGCCTGCTCCTGCTCCTGCTGCAACTGCTTGTGCGGATTGCCCTTCAGTGTAATCTTGGAAGGCACCAAGTGCAGGTGCTAAGTAACCTAAACGGCCAAGATTACGAGTTACAGCTTCTTTGTTAAGTTCACCACCAAACAAATTACCTAAACTATTTAATGCACCGCCGCGTGCATTGGGATTCGATGGGTCGTTAGGAGGATTGTTCCCGCCACCACCTCCTCCTCCACCGGGAGGATTAGGGGGATTGCTCCCGCCGCTACCACGGGCACCCATCGCCGGAATAGAACTTTGTCCACCACCACGGCGAGTTTGCTCTGCCAACTCTACTTGAGTGCCTGTAATAGGACGCCTTACATCACCAGTCTCGTTACCACGGGCACCCATCGCCGGAATAGAACTTTGTCCACCACCGCGACCACCCGACTGTGTAATGCGTGTGTCTTCAGTTGTACCAGTAATACGTGGATCATTCGGAGTATCACCGGTAATCAGGATATTGTTTGCAGTCGTATTAGGAGCACCACCTTGAAATAACCCAGCAATGCCTTGGCCTGCTGCGCCAAGAGCTGCCATCACTTGGGCAATTGCATCTGAAGCAAAATTTTGAGCTTCCTGTTGATTGAAACGAGAAGCGTTGCCACGACGTGAATAATTCTCGTTGTAGTCTCCGCCACTACCTGTTATTAATGCCATGTTTACGACTATCTGTTATCAGCTAATTCTATCACTGCATTTCTTCTGAATATTCAGTGACTGTTGGTAACTTAGGACGATTAGCTTGTGCAATAGCGGCGTTAACTGCCGCGCCTACTGCAGCGCCAGCAAGTGCACCTGTTGCTCCACCGATCAAACCACGGCGTGTTAATCCGCTGCGCACCGTTTCAGTTGTATGTGAACGATAGCCTTTACCTGGTACTTGTTTAGACGGTGTGTTGCGAATACCTGCAGCTAAACCAGCAAGACCACCAAGAGCAGTCGTCGCGGTTGCAATGTTAACTGGATAGCCAAGCATACGAGCTTCTGGAATTCCTTCCAAGTTTTCAGGAGTTACTTTTAAGAGTCCCATGAAGCCGCTATCTTGGTAGTAATTCTGCATGAAGTTTGCATAACGTTCTGGCGTCAAGCTTGGGATTTCTGCTTTTGCAGTTTCATATTTTAAAGGCGCGCCTTGACGACCAAGGAAGAAACGATCGAATAATTCTTGGACTGGTTGTTCTGTTTCTCTGCGGTCATCTGCACCTTCAGGTGAATACGTTTGTGCGTACCCAGTGGCACGGAAGGCTTGGCCTGGGTTAAGAATATTAAAAGCACCACTCATGATTGTGGTTGGGATCGCCACACTTGCAGCCATCAACCCGGTTTTTGTTTTACCTAAATCGCGGTACGCATCTTTACCAACCACCGCTTTCATTGTGTTTTCAATACCAGTATCCAATATTGCTAATGGGTGGTTGTAACGCCAATACACACCCCTTGTACCGTCATTAGTTAAATCAGTCGCTAAGCGTGTACCAAAAGCTCCAATGGCTTGGATGGGTGTTTCTTTTAAGCTAACACCTTGAGCACGCAAAGCTTTGTGATATTTACCAGCAACATTTAATACGCTTGGATAAACTTCTTCCGCAATACGTGTAGCTTTTTCGCTCTTGCGTGCACCTTCTTTTAATGCTTGAGAAGTATTTGATAGTAGTTGCTGAAACCGATTTGGATTAGACACCGGCTATGCTCCCCATCATTTGTTGAATGTCGCCTAAGTTGGCGTTAACTCTTGTGTTAAACATCTCATCACGCATTGACTGACTGTTGGGCAAGCCATACGATTGGAACATAGTGCCAGGTGCATAACGACCTGCTAAATCATTTGCATGGTTAATGATCTCACGTTGTTTATTTTGTTGGAGGATTGTAAGAATTTGTTCGTCAGATAACTGGGCTAACTCCTCGCCCGTCATCTTAGTTAAATCAATATTGTTTGGATCAATATTCTGTTGTGTTCGTTGTGTCTGTTGTTGTGCGTCTTGTCCGGTTGATTGGAAACCATTAAATAAAGACGGACGACCAAGGGCTGCGCTAACTAAATTACCTGCACCAATAGCGCCCACAACATTGGCTGGAGTCTCCCACCCACTGCCTTGATATTGTTTAGTTACTTCGCCGGTTTTTAAATCTTTGATTTCTACATTTCTACCGGGTTTAAGTGCACGTACTCCAGCTACTGCACCCGCTGATCCCAATACGTCAGCAGCACCATAAAGCAAAGCCGCTGGCAATGAATCACCCGTCGCTAAACTAAGACCCGCACTAATACCTCCGCTTGCCAAGCCTGGGCGAAGCGCCTCGAGCAATCCTTGGAATAGCTTTCCCTTGGCCATTGGAATATAGTTTTCTTTTATTATAAAGCGTTAGGCCTTGGACTCTTTTTCATCTTTGTCTTCTTTCTTGTTCGCAAGAAGTTGTGCAACTGATTTGTTATCATCTACTTCGTTCTTTGCTTTGGCTTCTGCTTGTGCCATCAGTCGTCCTTTGGGATCAGGATTTGCAAATGATGGCATTGGGTTCTCACTACGTTCCTCTACCGTAGGACTCAACGCATACATTTCTTTCCACATCGGATTGTAATCTGGTTGATCTTCTGGAGTTTGTTTAGTATTAGGACGACCGGTATCAAAGTTATAGTCGCGTTGGCGATTAAAAGGTTTACCGATACCAGCGAACACTTCATTAGGGATTACACGACCTTCTTCGTCTTGTTTAAATTCAATAAACCCAAGACCTGGGTTTAATCGCTGCTTTCGTGCTGAGATATTTTTCCTGATGTCAGTTTCGGTAAAACGACCAGGAGAGAACGGTGTCTCAAAACTATCTGCAGGAATAGTAAAGAGATCTGCGTAGCTTAGATTTTTCTTTTTCTCAAAGATATCTTTTGTAAAGTCAATGTAACGCTGGGGTTCATTCTTGGAAAAGTAGTCACTCCCATGCCCAGCAAGGCGTGAATCTCGTGCCATTAATCTTCCTCAGCTTTACGATACTTTTTCTTTTTCAATGATACTAAAGTCTTTCGCAAGTTTGCTTGTTTAACGGTGGACTTATCGTAATCCTCTGGATTGGCAAGTACGTTTTCTTGTAACTGCGCAGTGGTAATTCCTTTTTTAGCTGCTTTCTTGGTGAACGCACCCTTTTTAATTTCAGCCTTGTCAATCCAGTTTTTGTCTTTTTTCTTTTTATCAGCCATGATTAAACTCCTTCAGATAATTGCCGTAAAAGTGCTAAGATCAGTATCCCATAAGCCCCAGACGTGGTTGATTGGGATTTAAACGATTCCGCAGATTGATTTGTTTGATAGTCAAATTAGTAATAGGTCCGGCAACATTTTCCCTTTCAGGCTCAGGG